AATTCTACTATTCTCCCATCTGGGAGTTTAGTTGAGCTAGTTCTACATGCCTCTAAGGCTCGGAGTAATCGAGGGACTCGTTTAAAGAGTTTCCTTACAAGAGCCAATGACACGCGGTCTGACGCATCTTTCAAATCGATCGTTGCGAAGGAACCGTCCAGTGAACTGGACAGTGCCAACTTCTGATTAATTGATTGATCAGTAAAGTTAATCTGTCCCTTAGAAAGAATCGACTTCCCAGGAGGAAACTCTAAGGAACGGACGATCTTTCGCCCTAGACCCTGTTGTATCCATTGGTATTCCAATGGTTCGCAGGATATCAAGCGCGGACCTCTAGAATCTTTTGGAACGCACACTACCTTAGCTTGTCCCGTTTCGAGACGAGTCAGGTTTTTGTACCAATCCAATCGATCGACGAGTTCTTGTGCACCACCGGCTATGAAATAATCATAGTACGGAAACGTCTGGTGAATGCTGTTGTATAAGCGGGCAAAAGTCCACTTATCCTCGAGACGTTCACCAGTCGCAACAGCGCCTGGACCATGCCGCGGCACGATATCTTTAGGATCAAAATCCTGAAATATCGACTCGACGATATAAGACGCAACCTCCAGAATTTCTGAAGAGTCTTTATCGAGAGTTAAATTGAGTTCACCATCAGTAGATATGAATGTCTCTAATGAAGAGGCAATCTGATCCTCCTGAAACGGCAATATCAATTTATACGCGAAAAGCAAAACCTGACGTAGATGTTTCACTACGCTAGGTGATGCAGTGTCCAAGAGAGTACCATCTGCATCAAAAATGCATTTAAAATATGCCTGCATAAATGCGGGTATACTTGCATTATCATGTGACTTATGAAACTCACATGGTAATGAGAAATGCATAGATGCCAAACCAGCATCCAAAGCCTTACCTAATTTAGGTAGAGTTTTGGTGAGGAAAGACAACCCTTCATGCGCAGTACGATGACGAATAGTCATAATATCACGCTTGATGGAGTTTTTTGATGCGATACCACATGGATCGCAGTAGAGCATTTGCTCAAACAGGTCGACATAAAATTCGACTTGGCTTTTCGAAGGTTCCATTACGGATTCCTTTCCAAGGCCTTGCCAACTAGTATGCGTAAGCAAATGAAGAGAACGT